TGGTTGGCATAACACACATCTTAAAGTGTTAGAAGGAACTGTACTTTTACCAAAGTTTGATGAATACACGAGAGAAGCATTTGGCGTCTCAGTGTATGATTATAAATCGTGGCGTATGAAGAAGTGGATTACTGGATCGCATCCAGTATATCAAACTGGATATGCAATGCAACCACATAATCACATGGGCGCAAAAGTATCTGCAGTACTATATCTTCTAGCAGAAGGTGATGAAACTGGAACTATCGTATTCGTAGATCCAAGAACAAACGCTAATCGAGGATACGATGAGCGCTTCACAAAGCATTTTGATTTTCTAAAACATGAACCAAAATCGGGAGATCTTATTATATTCCCGTCATTCCTATGGCATTATGTTTATCCTACGTTTTCAAACCTAAGATTAGCAATGCCAATTGATTTATATTTGTATGAATAGTTTACATTACATTAAATGTGTGATATAATAGTATTATTAAGGAGAAGTTATGAGTAAAGATTGGGTAGAAGATATTGCAACTATGCATGACAAATATGGCGTGCGTCCAGTAATGAAAACATTGGATAGTGGAAAGCTTGAAGCATTCCTTAAATTCCGTATTGATTTTCTTGAAGAAGAACTTGAAGAAATGCGTGCAGCATTGGTGGATTACCAAGCAGGAAAGATTGATGGAAGTAAAGCAGCCGATGATACAGTTGATGCATTGATCGATTTATGTGTGGTTGCTATTGGAACGCTTGATGCATTCAATGTTAATAGTTATGAAGCATGGGATCGTGTACTAGAAGCTAACATGAATAAAGAAGTTGGCATCAAAGCAAGTAGACCTAATCCATTAGGTTTACCAGACTTAATTAAACCTGAAGGTTGGGTTGCACCAGTTCATAGCGATAACGTTGGTATGCTTAACAAAATTTACGGTGAAGTATAATTGAGGACATTTTAGTATAATCAAATATAATTAGGTATAATTAGTGAAATATTCTTTGACAGCCTTTAGTTCTATTTTTGACAATAAGACTCATAGGCAACTACATCATGATACTTGGGAATCTTTTGAAGCTATGCTTTATAAGATGTCTCAGACGTCTGGATACAAACTTAAAAAAGGTGAACGTAAAGCACCTTCAGGTTTAAAGGCGTCACCTTTAATTTCTCCAGCAGTATTTCCACCAGGAACTACTAGAGCTAATGATAACGTAATTGAGTGGGCTGGCTGGGCTGCACTTGATATTGATGATCATAAATTTGAAGGTGATCTAGAAAAAGAACTCTATGCTAAGTACGGCGATTATTATTATGTTTGTTACTCTACCTCTAGTAGTACTATCGATCATCCGAAGTTTCGACTTGTATTCCCACTTAAAACTGGTGTGCGGAAAGAACTCATTAAGCAATTTTGGTTCGCACTCAACAAACAATTCGATGGACTCGGGGATGGTCAGACTAAAGACTTATCTCGCATGTATTACGTACCTGCTTTATATCCAAGCAGCAACAATTTTATCTTTACTAATAGTACTGGGTCTTTCATTGAACCATCTTCTCTCATAAGTAAACATCCATTGCAAGTTGTACAATCAAGTATAGCTACATTCATGGATAGGTTACCACCAGAGTTGCAAAAGAAAGTATTAAACCATAGAGAAGAGTTATTGAAAGATAACGCTAACTATGATTTTGAATGGACTACATATAACGACTGTCCATTCGTCAATAAGAAAATGATTAATGATTATAAAGTAATTGCCAACTCTGATGGAAGTGGTCGTTACTCTATGATCTATAAGATCATGACATCAATCGCATGTAATGCAATCAAACGTAAGTATCCTATTAGTCCAAATCAAATAGCAGAAATGATTCGGCAACTCGATAGAGATACCGCAAACATATACGCTAAACGCCCACTTCAAACAGAAGCTGAGCGAGCATTAGAGTATGCATATAAAATAGTTGAATGAAACCCTGTACAGCGGGCATTAACTGTGATATAATAATATCTTGTATAACATAATAGACGGAGCTCTTATGACTAATGAAGAAAAACTTGGTAAGATCGGTGAATTGCTAGTATCAAAACTTGAAGATGCAGTACTATCAGAATACAAATATGATAGTACAAAAGATATGACTACTAAAGATGGTGTGAAGATTGAAGTGAAAACTCAGAATCGTCATCCTAATGGTAGCTTCACAGTTAATGCAATGCATGCAACTAACCTTAGCAAATGTATGACAGTTGATCGTTTAATCTTTGTAGAGTACGATTCATCTGACATCATTAAAATCTTTGAATGTGTTGAACGTGATTATAAGATTGTAAATACAAAACCTACAGCTCGTGAACCAATGGGTCGTATCATGTGTTGTTGGCCAATCAATAGAATGAAAAAGCTTGCTGAGATTAATGATTACAAACTTGCAAGTGAAATGCGTAATCTTTCTAATTCACGTTTGTACAATAAAAATTCTCAGTACTCAGTTGGAAATCAATAATGAAATACGATGAAGGCAAACCACAACTTGGTTTAATTCCACCAGAAGCATTGCTTAAAATTGCTACAGTGCTTGGCTTTGGTGCAGCAAAATACGGCGTTAATAATTGGCGTGATGATGGTGGTAACTCCCCTTGGATTCGCACTTACTCTTCAATCCAACGCCATCTAAATGCTTGGCATGCTGGTGAAGACCTCGATCCAGAATCAGGTCAATCACATCTAGCTCATGCAACTACTCAATTAATTATTCTTATGATTCACCAAATGGAACACCCTGAATGTGATGATCGTTATAAAAAGGAACCAAAATGATTACTAATTTCGTCTATGATATTCAACAAGAGTTTGTACGTAAACTTCTTGATAAAGAATTCGTTGTTGATAAAGGTGGTCCTAAAACAATTGAAATCATCAATGCATCTTTCCTTGCAGATGAAGCTTCTATCTTTGGTGAAGTAAACCAAGATTATGTTAAACGTGAGTTGGAGTGGTATCGCTCATTGTCATTGAATGTCAATGATATTCCTGGCGGACCACCAGCAATCTGGAAACAAGTCTCTGATAAAGATGGATTCATCAATTCAAATTATGGTTGGTGTATCTACTCTAATGAAAATGGTAATCAGTTTACTAAAGTAGTTGATGAACTTGTAGCATCGCCATTATCTCGTCGTGCTACAATGATTTACATTCGTCCAAGCATGCATGAAGATTACAAACGTAATGGTATGTCTGACTTTATGTGTACTTACTCAACCCAATATTATATCCGTGATGGCAAACTTCATGCATCAGTTTTCATGAGATCTAACGATGCAGTGTATGGATATAAAAATGACTACGCATGGCAAGACTACATCCACCGAGATGTCCTTCAAGCAATCAATGGTAAGTCTGGCACAGTATATGGTCTTGGTGATCTTTACTGGAATGCTGGTTCTCTTCACGTGTATGAGCGGCACTTTAACTTAGTAGAAGAATGGGCACAAGCAGATGGCGACTTCATCATTAGATAATAAATGGAACCAACGCTACATGGCAATTGCCAAAGATGTAGCGTCATGGTCTAAAGATCCTAACACACAAGTTGGAGCTGTTACTATAGGTGATAAAGGTCAAATTTTATCACAAGGTTATAATGGTTTTCCACGTGGTATCTTAGATTGTGAAGGTCGTTTAAACGATAGAGAAACAAAGTACAAATATGTAGTTCATGCTGAGATGAATGTCATATATAATGCTACATACTCAGGTGTTTCTTTAAACGGATCTAGACTTTATGTTTATGGTTTACCAGTTTGTAATGAATGTGCTAAAGGTATCATTCAAGTTGGTATTAAAGAAGTGTATGTGGCGCAAGAGTGTATTGACATAAGACCTCAATGGTTTGAATCATGGCAACATTCTCTTGATATGTTTAATGAAGCAGGAATAAAGGTATTTGCTGTATGAAAATAGCAATCATCATGGGCCGTGGCATCGAAGGATGTGGCGTAACTAAATTTACAGTTGAGCAAACCAAATGGCTTGCAAAGAATGGATATGACTTCACAGTCTTTTCCTCTAAAGATAAATCATGGACTCGTAAAAACGCTCATGATGTTTCAAATGTAGTGCAACTTAAATTTGCAAAAGCAGAAGAAACACAAAAGATGATAGATGGTTGTAATCAATCAGATATCGTTATCATTAACAGTTTACCATCTATAGGACATAGTGATGAATGCATTGTACAATTTAAAAGAGCGCTTAACGAAATCACTACACCAATCGTACTTATACAGCACGATCATTCTTCCCTCTCAATTAAACGGAACGCTGCCATCGAAGAAAGTGTTCATCGGGCTAATATTATTTTCGGCCATTCTAGCACTAATGATTTTTCTAGGTATGTAGAACAAGTCACAGGTGGTGGTGGACTAGATGCTTTCATG